CCTTCTTCAGTTCGTTTAGGATTGTATTTCTTACTAGTAGTAGGATTATGTGGTTTTAATCATATGATCCGATTACAAGTTGAGAAAGAATTGAACAATCGTTTAGATCGCTTATCTAGTATTTGTGTATCAACACGAGAGCACTTTAAGAAACATGCCTTGAAATATTTTTCAGGGGCTGCCTCTTTTTATGTTCTCTATCGTGTTTATAATACATGGAAAGTGATGAGAGATTTAAATAACAATGCTGAAGATACAGTCACCTTTTTCGATGAGAAAGCTGATTGGTTGAAAGGTGCATTACGTCTCCCCAACTGCAAGTTTATTGATAAAAGTGTGGAAGATGAACGTGATTATAAGGAAGGTTATTCAAGATTACCTCCTAAAGTCATGAACATCCCGAAAACTACTTCTGCCGACCGCCTCGAAGATGTTTTGAAAAAGACATTACGAGTTGTTGTTGTGAAAACAAAAGGAGAAGTATTTGGTTCAGTCAATGGTATGATGGTATCTGGAAATATTATTTTAGTTCCAAATCATGCTATACCTGAAACCACATTTGATTTAGAAACTTCATCAGCTCCTGACGTAGTAACTGCCAAAACTAAAGATCAAAGGTTAGGTGAACTTCAAGTTTATCGTTTACCTGAAAGAGATCTATGTTTAGTGCATTTACCATCAGCACCACCTGGTAAAAATTTACTGCATTTCTTTGCAGAAGAGGAAGCTTCATTTAGAAGTCGAACTACCCGTTTGATTTTTAAGGGACCATCAGGTGAGATTTTTAAATCTAAACAAGCTCTGCGTCCACATATTGGACCAAATGGTGAGACTTACATCAAATACAGTGGTTATCGTGAGACACCTGGATATTTTGGAGTTCGTCAAAGACACCACGCATACCATTGTGATAAACCATTAACCGGAGTAACTGAATTTAATTCATTCCCTGGCATGTGTGGAGCCCCTTACATTGATAATGAATTGGGACTCATTTATGGTTATCATATTGCAGGTTTAACAGCTGGAGGTAGTAATGTATGGGTTACCAATATTACTCGTCCAATGTTACAAGTAGGTATTGATAAAATCATGTCTACTTCACCTCATATGGTAGTTGCTAGTTTAGGTGATGTTCGTGTAGATACTTATGGTACAGATTATACAGTTGTTCCCGGTACACCTCTTTTCATGCGAGAAGATGGTGCTAAAGAGGCAGCTGTTGTAACTTATATGGGTAAAGTTTTAAAAGGAGGTGCCGAAATGGTATCTGCTACACGCACTCCGTATGTTCCAACACCTTTTAAAGGTATAGAAATATTTGGAGAACGTAAGCATAGACCTCCTAAAGACCCTAATGATGTTGCAAAAACTATGAGTACTCTTAACAAGTTGACAAATCCAGTTCAGCATTATGAACATGATGTTCTTGCAAGAGCTATTGATGATTATAAGCAACAAACGCTTAAAGTTATCAAAGCAAATAAAGCTATGTTGAAAGATCACTTGCGAATTTATTCGCAAGATGAAGCAATGAATGGTACACAAGATGGACATTTGTTCGGTTTACCGAATGATACATCTGCTGGTTTTCCTATCCAGAAATCCAAGAAAAAGTGTTTGGTTCGAGATCCTATGGATGAATCTTTAGTAAAAATCCCTCGGGAATTTAATGGAGATTTTGATATTCAAAAGGAAATTGATCGAACTCTAGAAGCTTGGGCTAATGGAGAACGAAGTGAACCAATTTACAAAGCTTCTAGTAAGGTTAATGAATTGTTACCTAACAAGAAAGCTGTTGCAAAAGTGAGAAAATTTTACGGGTCTCCTTTTGCTAACTTTATTGCTTCTCGTCGTGTTCTTGCTGGAGTACCGGAATTTATTCGGATGTTCCAAGAAGAAACTGAATGCTTTGTCGGAGTTAATGCTACTTCAGAACATTGGCAATCTTTGCACGACTTTCTTACAACATACACCAACACGAATATGATTGCTGGTGATTTTGCAGGATTTGATACTCGAATGGCA